TACTGCTCCATTTTGTACATAATACCCTGCCGTACCTCTACTGGATTGTGTATATGTGCCTGAACCGTTACTGTTAACATTATAAAACCCATACCCTGTCCCATCATTTGAAATATTAACAACTTGAGTAGCACTACTAGCATTGTCTTGCTTTATATCAATCGCTTGATGGCTTTCTTCATTGTTATACACGTATACTGTTGCTGATGTAATTGCAGAAGCTCCTATCCCTATTTCTCCTGCTGAATTTATTTGAATAGCGTCTGTGTCACTGGCACTTCCGATTGTGCCGCTATCAGGAATAACAATGTTGCCACCAGTGGTCATAAGACCGCCACCTGTGTATGTACCTGAAACATCTAGGTTGGCGTTTACATCTACTAACGTGGCATTAAGTTCAATTTCATCTGTTGCATTGATGTCTAAAACAGTAGCACTTGGAGCATTTATATTTTGACTAGCATCATTAAATTGTAACTGCATCGTGCTATTTAGTAATAATCCAGTGTCAGCTACATGAGTCAATGTGACATCGCTATCTGCACCCATATTAATAATCGCACCATCACTAGCTAAAGTAAGGTCATCACCTACGCTAAAGTCTGCATTTGCAGCAGTCACATTTGCAGCACTAAACGCACTAAAGACATAAATGTTTACTTCGTCACTTACCGTAGCTGCGTCTGTTAATACTACTGCTGTTCCATTTGTTGCTGTGTAATCTGTACCGTTTTCTAACGTAATTCCATTTACGGTAACAAATAAATTACCTGCAGTATAAGCTAATGTATTTGTACCATCGCTTCCAGAAAAACTAGTTTGTCCTGCCGTAGCAGTGTACTTGTATACTGTTAAAGTATTTGTACCTACCTGTGTATCTACATACGCTTTAATAGATTGTTGTGTAGCTAAGTGCGTAGCACTATCAGAGGCCATGTTATCTTCATCTTTAACTGGCACTACAAAATCTATGTTCCCGTCTGTGTCATCATACGAAACGTCAATAAAAGTTTCTGTTCCGTCTAACATACCCCCTACATAATCTTCTACTTGTTCTTGAGATAACTGCGTATTTGTATCCGTAGAGGCTATAGTAATAGCTCCGTCCCCATTAGTAATACTTACATTACTACCTGCAGTTAACGTGGCGTTTTCCCAATGGCTTGCTGTATTATCGTATATAATTAAATGCCCTGCTGCAGGGCTAGATATACTAGTGTCGTTAAGCTCTGTTAACGTATCTTCTGTAGCTACCTGAGAATCTACATAAGCCTTGATACTTTGCTGAGTAGCGAGGTGACTAGCACTATCACTAGCCATATTGTCCTCATCTTTAATAGCTAGCTTTGTATCTATAATATCAAAGTTAGCGTTAAGCGTATCACCCCACTCACCCTCTTGTTCGCCTTTAGCGGGTTTTTCTAGGTTTAGGTTAGTAGTATAGCTACTTGGCATTATTCAACGCCTCTAAGCCGCCCGTTGGGGTCTCTGGAAACAGGTCTACCACCTATTGCAGATACCCTTCCATCACCATCTCTGGTTATGTTTAAATCAGGTTGTTGCTGTTGCTGGTTTAATAACTGGTCTAACTTAGCATTAATCGGATTCATTTCGGCAGAACCCGTGTTAAACATTTGCTGTTTATTTGTTAGTTGCTGTATGCTATCTCCTAGCGTAGTGTTTATTCGATTTACTGCTGTATTAGTTACGTCAGAAAAAGAAGCTTTTAACGCATCTACTAAAGCTAAGTATTCTGCTGGAGTACCGTTTTCTCCTACCAAGGCGTTAGCAGCTTGAGCTTGTTTAAGCACTCCGTCATTTTCTGCTTTAACTCGCTCGGTTTTAGCTTTTTCAAGATTGAGCATAGCTTCTGACTGATTCCATATAGCCTCACCTCTATCTCTCTCAGCTTCAGCTTCCATCTCCATATTCTTTCGTACATCGTCTCTAGTAGATTTCTGTACATTAAACTGAAACTCTTGAGCTTTCCTTTGCTGGTCTGCAATCTTAACTTGCTGGTCAAAATCAGGTTCTGGTTGCGGAGGATTAAGAGCCTGTTGAAGAAATCCATCCATAATTTGCATAAGTTGTTCTTTATCTTCCACATTGTAGTTCTTTAACACTCCTTTTAATATTATCCAATAAGCTGGAGAACCAGGAGGAGTTGTCTGTAGTAACTGGGTAAGTTGGGCTACTTCGAACTCCCTAGCTTGTGCTCCTAACGCACCGTGAACTTTAAATTTATAGTCTGCTACGGGATAACGCTCCGTATCAAACTGCATATATCTGTGTGCTATCTTGTGGATTAGCGGTGTCAGAAACTCATACTCCATGTTTCGAAGTGTTCGTTTAGCTCGTTTTAACAGTGCGCCCATCATCATGGACATACCACCTGCCGTTTCGTTTCTAGGATTAACTCCTAACGGAGCAGCAGTATCCATAGAACCTGTAGCCATAGTAACCATTCGCTCAAACTCTGCGGTTTGGCGGTAACTTTGTGGGTCAGGACCAGGAAATTTAAAAGGTGCAATAGCTTCTTGTACAGGGCCAGAGACTACAATATTACGCCCAGGACGTATATTAAAGTCGCTACCTCTGGGAGCCATCATACCGTTTACTAACATAACAGGGTAGGTAGCTAAAGCTAACGAGTCTATTCTAGCTCGTAGCTCTGCATCAAGAGCTTTCTGTGGATTATAACCTTTTTCTGCAATACCTCTACCCCAGAACCTATTCGGTACTGTGTCCCACTGGAATGCAACAAAAGACCTATCCTGCATAATAAAAGGGTTTCGTACTACTTTTAACAGTGTTCCACGGTTAGCAATCCAGACAATAGCTTCTACCATGTCAGCCGCATCGTCATATTCGATGTTGCCATTTTCTTCTGCAAATTCAGCTAATGGGTCTGGCACACTTGTAGATTCTTCAAAAAAAGATTTAGGTACAAGACCGTGATATTCTAATATTTCAACGTGTTCTACGTCTTCATAGTTACGTTCTGTTATATCAAGAATAGCGTGTTCGCTTTCGTCTTGGTCATAAAAACCTACAGGTGTGTCGTTGTACACACCTCTTGCTTGCTTTTGTAATATCTCATGCCTAGGTACTGTGTAAACGTGTGCTAAACCTAACGCTTCGTCTAAGTTTTTAGCCGCAACGTCTATTAAAAATTCGTTAGGGTCTACGGGTACAAGCGTAACGTGTATATCATCTTCTACCATAACATCAGAGGTAGTTCCTGTAGAACCTGTAACGGGTACTCTTCTGGGTTTTTGCTCTACAGCTATTTTACCAATGCCTGTGCCGTATAAAGCAGCGTTTAATAATATTTCAGAAATTGCTTTATTTACGTTACGAGTATCAAAGTCTTCTATTAACTGGTCAGTAATCTGACCTAATCGTGTATCTACATTTTGTGCTATTTGTTGGAGTTGTTCTGGTGGTAATTGTTCTGCATTTTCTTTTATTATCTGCTCAAAAATTTTTTCCCGTACATCATCTTCTAAGTCAAACCACCGTTTCCTGTGGAAAATAGTTTCTTCCATTTCAGAAACACCTGCTTCAACTGCTTGTTGCAGAGCAGGTGCTATAAGTTTAGAACGCTCGTAGTGTCTTATCTTATCTTCTGGACCTGCGTGTTGTCCTCTCCATAGCCTGTAATATTCGTGCCACCTGTCTTTGTATTGTGCATTTCTAGCATCTTCCCACTTTTCGCATTTGTCTATTATCCACCCTGTAAGGTCAGAATCATAAATAATATTATTCGAATCTGGGGCCATATAACTGGAAATAGGTTCTACTACATTTGTCTTTGCCATGATAAGTCCTATGTTACATTCCGCTTATAGAGTCCATTGGTTCCCAATCCGATTGCCCTATGTCTTCTCCCATGTGATAATTTGCTACTGCTATCTGGTCTATATAAGCAAGACTATCTATCATATCGTCATGTGCTAGAGGATTAGGAAAATCTAGCATCTGGTCAAATAACTTGTCTAGGTGAGGCCCGTCTTGAAAGGTGAGACGGCCTTGCTCCATGCGCCCTTGCAATGCCCAAACAATGCGGTCGTATTTTTTCTGGTTTCCGTGAGTTAACTCCGTGATATACGGAAACACATTTAACCGCCTCATGTTGTCGCTGAGATATGGCATTAACGCATTCTTTAATGCTCCTCGCTCTATACCTACTGCTCTGGGGCGATATTTTTGCGCGGTACGTAGAATACGCACTGCCGTCTCCCTTACATTCCACCTGCCTGTAATAACATCAAAAACGTGCCACCCTTCGTCCGTAACTTCTACAACCGAAATAGCTGTTTCGTCTAGACTTTTAATTTTTCCCTGGGCAACGCCTTTTACGTCTTCATATCCTGCGGGGTCTACAGTCATATAAATATCCGAGCTGTAATAATCTCGGTTTTCTATTACAAACATATCTTCTTTAAAGACTGTACCGCCAAAAGACGAAAAGTTTGCTTCAAATTCCTGTTTTACAAACTCAATCGGCATATCTTTTGTTGCTAACACCACTTCTTGTGGGTCTAGAAACGGATTATCAAGCGATTTAAACGTCCAAGCGTCCCAATCACTACCTTCTTCGTCATTATCTGCCGTTAAAAACAGGTCATAGAAGTGGTTTTTTCCGTTTGGAGTGCCTATAAATAAGGCTCCACCTCTTACATCGGCTAGTGTAGGACGAATTATGGCTGTCCAAACCTCTTCTTTCATAAAAGCGTACTCGTCCATCACTACGTAGGATAATCCTACCCCTCGAAGTGATTCTGGTCGGTCTGAGCCTTTAAGATGTATTTGTCTATCGTTAGATAGGGTGAGTATGCACTCATTTTCCCGTATCTTTTTAGTGATAGGAGCAGCCATTTGTTTTAACGACTGCCACATAATGTCTTTTGCTTGGTTAAATGTCGGAGCAATGTAATAACACGCTTTATCCGTCAGGTCATAACCGTATTCGTTAGTTGATTTAAGT